GATTATTTTTATAAAATGTTGATATTGGTTTAGGAACACCAAAATTTATATAATTATACTCAAATAATTTATTAATAATAAAATTATTTTCATAATATTTAAGTCTTGCTAGTGAAGAATAATAATTTTTAATATCATCTAATAAATATATATTATTTTCATAAAATATTAATGAATATATATAATTTATAATATCATCCGGTATATAATCAGGTATAATCATAATAATTATATTAATTATATTAATTATATTAATTATATTAATTCATTAATATTTTATAAAAATATTAGAATTTAATTACTAAAACCACTTGGACCAATTGGTCCTTGAAGTCCTTGTGCACCATCATTACCACGCGGAACTATTATAGTAATCTCTGTTAAATTTTTATCAATTATTTCTTGCGATGTAGGATAATTTGTTATTGGATGTTTTGCTAATATATTATTACCCTGGTCTATAAATTTAAATAATGGTAATTTGCATTTACATTCACTGCCGTTTCGTCCTGGATAACCCTGTTTACCTTGTAAACCGGTTTGCCCAGGCGGTCCTTGTAGTCCCATAGGTCCCATAGGTCCCATAGGTCCCATAGGTCCCGCATGTTCCTCGCTAGATATTTCCAGTCCCATTTTTTGTTGCACTGGTTCGAGTTTATCTGAATTACTAACAAATTCTTCATCTATATTTTTATTAATTATTAAAATGAATATTATTGATAATATGATTAATGATAGTATAACTAATATTATTTTACTATTATTTGTAAAATATATCATTATCTAATTAAGTATTTTTATTTTTTTTCAAATAATAAAAATCCAAAAGGACTATTTGTAATATATAATGGATAATTATTTAAATTTATATAATCTATTTTTGTATTATTTATAATTTCTTTTATATGTAAAAAATTATTGTTATAATAATAAGAAAATTTTGAATTATTTTTAAATTCTATTATTAAAAATTCATTTATATTATCATATATTGCTTCAATATAATTATTATACAATAATATATCATCAAATGATATATTTTTGATTAGTTTTTTTGTTTGTTTATGTTTTCTTAATGTTAATGTTTCTAAATAAGTATCAGTATGTAAAATACGAGAATTATTTTTATTAAAAAATATATTATTATTATTTGAAAATAATAATGTTTTTTTAATTTTTAATTTATTATTTAAAAATAAATTTTTAAAACTTAATACATTATAGATATTAATCAATAATAAAAAATATTTATACATCATTATTATATAATACTTATTTTTTATATATAATACTTATTTTTTATATATAATTACATATATTTAATTATATATAAAATATAAAATGTATTAAATACCAGTATATATAAATATAAAACATCTACAAAAGTTTTGAAAAGTAATAATATAGATTCCTTTATATTATACACATTGTTTTTTTTTAAAGTTAAATTATTTGCTGAATTAACATAATTTAATTTTGCTGCTTTAGTTAATCGATGTAATTTAATATTTTTATAATTATAAATAATTGGTGTTCTCATTATAAACACATATATATTATAATTAAATAATAGTATTAATAAAACCATTACAAGTTTTATTCTAAACATATAATAAAAATAATAAAAATAATAAAATATTATATCATTTTTTAATTAGAATAAGCTAAACCACCCATCCCAGATAATATTCTTAAAACATTATAATTAATTGCAAATATATTTATTAAACCAGTTTTTTCTGTTGCTATTTGTAAATGAGCACTATCTATTCTGGACATATTTAAAGTACCAGATGGTTGATGTTCCTCTGGTTTCAATGCAAAAGAATATAAGTTAATACCTTTTTTATATTGTCCAGGTGTGTTTTCATGATGTTGATATGGTTGTACTATTGAAAAATATTCTCCTTCTCTTTCACTAAATCTTTCATTTCCATTCAATTGCAATCTAACTAATTTAACAGGATTTTCGCATTTAATAGTAGTATCATTTTCATGTTCATAATGATTATACTCGTTAAATGGATTATTTGTAAAATTATTCCAATATGGTTTGCTAGCAGTAGTTTTTTGGTATTCGGCAAGGTCCGAATTAATGTCGCCGCCTGCTGGATTAGAATCTGGTTTTACAACCCAAACTAATTCTTTGCAAGGATGATTAAAATTTAATTTAACACTTTTTAGCGATTTTTGTCCATTTGACACCCCAGATGTTATTCTTTCCGAACCAGTAAATTGCAATTGTTCAATTAAATATTCATGAGATAATTGTGCAAATCTCCTTCTTTCATCTGTATCTAAGAAAATATAATCTACCCACAATTCAGCATCTTCTAATTCAAGAGAAGTAGAAGATGCTGAATCGTTTTGAACACCTCTTTCGTCATTTAAATAAGAGAAATTGCCTGGTGTTCTATCAACCATATCGTTTAATTGTGCATATTCAATATTAATTTTAACTTCGTGATATTGTAAAGCAATTAAAGGTAGCGATAAACCAACATTTCTACAAAACCAAAATTCTAAAGGGACATATATAGTATATGATGAGTCTTTTTCTAACAGTATGGAAGAATTTTGTTTATTACCACCAACCATTTTATCATAACCTTCTTTTTTACCAACAGGCATACTTAATTCATTCCATATATACATCCATTCTGAATAATGTTTATCCACGCGCTGACCACCAATTTCTAATTCTATATTTTTTAGTAATCTCAATCCAAAAAATGGTACTAATGCCAAAGGATGACTAGTACTTGTATTTTTTAATGTTGCTTTGAAATATATTCTATTTATTAAATCACCATTTCTAGTTATTAAAATACTTACTCTTGAACCAATATTTGAAGTTCCATTAAAAGTTTGTTCTATTGATTCTATAGCAAAATTTGTATGACGTCTATAAACTACTTTGAAAAAAGTAATTTGAGGATTACCAGTTAGATAAACATCTTGAGCACCATATGCTACTAATTGTAATAGACCACCTGCCATAATATATCTTTATACTATAATAGGAGAAAAAAAATAGTCTTATATAAATTAATTGCTGTATGCAATACCACCCATACCAGATAATATTCTTAATACATTATAATTAATTGCATATATTGCAAATACACTATTTGTATTATATTTTGCCATATCATAATTTAACGAAATAAAAGATGTATCTATACGAGACATATTTAGTGTTCCCGACGGTTGATGTTCTTCGGGTTTTAATGCAAAAGAATAAACATTTATACCAGTATTATTTGGGATATTTTCGTGATGCTGAAAAGGTTGTATTAAATTGAAATACATTCCATCTCTTTGAGTAAATCTATCATTGCCATTTAATAATAATTTTGCACTAATTACAGGATTTACTGTATTACTATTTGGTCCTAATTTATTTTTAATGTCGTCATAATCTGTTATTTCCGTAATATCTATTGCATTTTCACTATTTGTATAATTAAACCAATTTTCATTTTGTCTATTATTAGTATTGTTTTTTACAGTCCAAATTAACTCTTTTATAGGATGGTTGAAATTTAATCTAACTTTATTACTTAATGATTCATATCCTGTAAATTGTAATTGTTCAATTAAATATTCATGAGATGTTTGTGCAAATTTTCTTCTTTCATCAGTATCCAAATAAATATAATCTACCCATAAATGTGCAGATAATTCAGATGTACTTGGTAATGCTTCATTGCTACCATTAGTACATTTCTTTCCATCTTCAAATTGAATATTTATTTTAACTTCGTGATATTGTAAAGCAATTAAAGGTAGTGCTAATCCAACATTTCTACAAAACCAAAATTCTAAAGGAACATATAATGTATTTAATTCTTTTTTATCTGCGCCATCCAGAACTTCGAAATCGCTATGAATCAAGGTAAAAGCCAATTCATCCGATATTGCAGGACCATCAGTGTTGATAGTAATATTCTCATTTTTATCTTTTTTAGTGAATAAATCTTTAACATTTATGGTAAAAGTTGTATCCACATTTTTATAATTAGCACCCTTCTTATCAACAGTAACACTTAAAACTCCTGCATTACTAACTTTAATTTCTAATTCTAAACCAAAACCATTTGATGAATTACTCTTTGCTTTTACTATAACTCCTTTTGTGTTCTCATTCGCATTCTCTAATTGCGTAACATTAACATCACCTTGTTTTAATACAAAAGTAGTACCAGTTTTTACTCCATAATCACCAGTACTTCCAGCACCACCAACCATTTTAAAATAACCTTCTTTTTTTGATACAGGTAATGATAATTCATTCCATATATACATCCAATCTGCATAATGTTTGTCCATTTTTTGACCACCTATTTCAACTTCAGCATGCTTTATAACTCGTAAACCAAAATAGGGGCATAGATTTTTTGCTGTCGATTTTATAACTAAATAAGCTCTCGATATTAAATCACCATTTCTAGCAATAGTACTAGTTACTCTACTGCCATATCCAACAGTACCATTAAAAGTTTGTTGTATAGATTCTAGAGCGAAGTTTGTATGTCTTCTATAAACAACCTTAAAGAATGTTATTTGTGGATTACCAGTTAGATAAACATCTTGAGCACCATAAGCAACTAATTGTAATAAACCACCGCCCATATATTATATGTATCTTATACTATAATAATAGAAAAAAAAACAGAAAAAATATCTAGTTGGAGTAAGCAATGCCACCCATACCAGATAATATTCTTAATACGTTGTAATTTACAGCGAATATAGATACTTGTTTATCAGCAGTAGTGTCACCATAATATTGTAAGTCTAATACAGCAGTATCTATACGAGACATATTCAAACTTCCAGATGGTTGATGTTCTTCAGGTTTTAATGCAAAAGAATATACATTAATACCTGCATTATTTGGTACATTTTCGTGGTGTTGGTAAGGTTGAACTAAATTGAAATATCTACCATCTCTAGAATAGAATCGGTCATTGCCATTTAATATTAATTTACCTTGAGTTACACCAT